CTCCGAATCCTGCAACTCGGGCAAAGCCTGTTGCTAAATCGCGTGCTCCTTCTGAAGCCCAAGTTGTCTTGTCAGCATTAGGATGCATTTTAAGATAATTAGTCCAGTCAGCAAGGCTTCCCATTTGGGCCTTACCTGCTGTTCCATCTGGACGAATAAACTTATCTAAGTCTGGGTTATCTAAATCAATTGTTGATGGGTCAATTTCCCACCATTTAGCCATTTGACTTACATAAGGTTGTACTAAATCTAAAACTGTAAGGCTAGGGTTTGCTCTAAGGCGGTCTCCAAATAGTGGATAAAGTTCTGCAGCCTTAGTATTAAATTCTTTTTGTAGGCTGGTTAAATCAACCTCGCCTTTGCTTAGTTGAACTGCATAGTTAGCAAGTTCTTTCTCACTTAGATAACCTAGGCCATTAGCCTTGACTATTGACCTCAATGAATCAATCTGATTGATAACTGAGGTAGGTAAAGTCTTTGGGTCCCCGATATTAACCTTGGCCCACAGGTAGTTCTTAGCAAAAGCGTTAGCATCAAAAGCGCCACCACTAACAATTGTTTCTTCTGTGCCATCTGGACGAACTACAACTTTGGTCTGCTTACCGCTAGCATTTGCGGCCTCTGTTAACTTCTCGTAAAAGTCAGCAAGGTCTTGTTCTCCGAATTGGGCAAATGGTCCCTGTGAAAAACCAATTGCTTTTGCAGCCTGACTTAGGATTGCGTCAGCAGTAAACTTATCATAATCAGTATAGGTAATCTTTGTATCGCTGGTCTGAGGAGCATTCTTTAATTGAACCTCCAAGATATCCCAAGGGGTCTGCTTCTTACCCTCTTTGTAAGAGGCTACTGCAGCATCTATGAGGGTATTGAATACAGTTTTACGGGCTGCGTCAGTTGGTTGACGATTTTGAACAGCAATAACATATTCAGCAAGTATTCGTTGAGCAGATTTGGATAAAGTAGAAAAAGACTTCTTGATAAATGCTGCATCTTTTTTGACTAAGTTGCCATCTTTATCTGGCATCCAGATGTAGTTAATAGTCTTTGTGCTGCCCTTTGGGGCAATAGTCGGAAGAACAGGGGCTGGGAGTTGTCTATACCTAGTCATTACCTACCTCCGTAAGTTGGTCATTTAAGAAATATCTATCAAATAGGTTTGCTAATTTTGGGTCCATTTTATCAATGACGGATTCAACGTATTGAGTCCAAGCATTTTTTACATATGTTTTACTTCCGTCTGGAGCATCTTTAAGAAGTTTTGCATAGTCATCACGATACTTCATCATTGCCGCGGCATCTGTCCAAAATGGGGTGTTGCCGTGCTTTTTCATAAAGGCTTCGTTGTTAACAATCTTAGTTAAACCCCAAGCATATTTGAAAGCAACGTTCTCGCTTTTCCTTAGGTTGTATTCATACTTCCAGTCTGGGCTAAATTCACCAAGTTGAGTAGCGTAGTTACTAAGAGCATCTCTTAATGTCTCTACTGAGGCATAACTTGCATATCCTTTTTCTTTAGCAAGTTTATTAAGGTCAGCCTTATAAGCAGTGTAGGCTTTCCATACCCTACTCACTTCAATGTCTACTTCAACATCGGTTATTGACTTAAGTGGTAAATTTAAAGTTGTTCCGTCAGGGAGTGTGACGCCAGGCTTATTAAGAATCCTAGATATATTAGGGTCTGCTTTTTCACCAGCAAGGTCAGCAGTAATAAGACCAACAAGGTTTTTGTCTTTTACTGCTAAATCCTTAGCAAGTCCTGAAAATTCTTCCCATACTCGCTTATATCCCTCAGCCGTTGGAATTACATAAGCAGCCTTTGGACGGCGCTTAGCGCCATAATATAAACGCTCCATTGGGAATGGATTCTTTGCTCCGAAAGCCAACACTTGAGTATTAAGTTCAACCTCAGCGGCTGCCTTAGCATCTCTATCGCTCATACCTTGAGCCTTATATTTATCAACAGCATTTCTAAAGTATGTTGAGAATATACTATCAGGGCGGGCATCAATTACAGCAGGGCTACCAATTGGAGAACCAAACTGCCAAGCGGCTTTTTCGAAAAATTTCTTTTTGGTTTCGCTGGTTACTGATTTATCTGTTGGTTTTTTACCAAGCCCCATATCATATAAAGCCATTTGGTAATTCCACTCAGAAGTATAAGAGTCAACCCATTCTTTCTTTGAGTCATTTCCATTTAGATATAGTAAAAAGTTTCTAAGATAAGCAGGGGTAAATACTTGAGTAGCAGCCTTACCTAAATCAGTCTCAAGTCCATATGGAAATAGTTCTTCATAAGAATATCCAGGTAGTTTACCTAATGTTTCATTAATTGATTTTCTAAGAATTTCATCGTTGCCAGGTTTAAGAGCCAATACCTGTCCAAGCGCAGCAGGAACAACATATGAAGGGCCAGCAAAGTTAGCAAGGAAGTTTATGGCTCTAGTTCCAACCATAACTCCTCGACCTTGTTTCAACCCAAGTTCTTTGGTTCCTGGAATCATTAGATATTCTGCATCCAAAACATCTTCAACTGGATTTCCGTATTTATCTACACCAAAAGAATTATATATTCCATAGTAAGAGTTAAGGAATCCAGACATACGTTGAGGTGCCTTAGCAGCAAAACGAGTATAGCGATAAATACCACTAGCAGATGCGTTAGGGAATGCAAGAACTGTGCGGGCTGCAAACAGCGCTCTATTCTGACGACGAATCGAATAGAATGTCTTTTCTGCTTCTCTAACCATTTCAATTGCTGCTGCTTGTCGAACAGAGTTAACGGTTCCCGTTGTAATATCGTAGCCTTGAGATGATAGTAATTCTAGTTTTTGCGCTACGCGTTGTTTCAACTCTACGCTACCCCAAGCCCAACGAATTACGTTTTCAGGGGCAGAAAGTAAAGACCAGGCTTTACCTGTTAGTCTGTCAAAGCCTTGCAAAAAACTTCCAGCCTGCTTAAGAGGTGTTGCGTATTTATTTTCAAGCGGGTTAATTGGGGTTAATCTGTCTAATTTATCGCCCAACAATTGCGCTAACTGATTACCGCGAACCTCGCCTTGAAGCGCAGCAGCCTTTGCCTCTAGGGTCGGTAGATAACGATTAACGTATGAAATTTGGTCATCGATAATATCTATAATATCTGAAGCATCTCTACCGAACTCGTCTGCATAACCACGCCCTGGGCGTTTTAATCCCCAAGTTTGAATAATCTCATCACGAGAACGACCAGCAAGAATCTGGTCAATTAGTGGGTCTCCACGCATATAGTTATTAACTGTATATGCTAGTTCATCAAAATACAATGGATTAGTAACGTCTGTTATATTGTTAGCAGTACGTCGACCAAGCATTTGAGTACGAGTAGCAAACTGTTTATCGCCAAGTATTTCTATTTCACGTGTGTGACGGTTAGATATTTCAGCCTTATAGGCACTACCTAAATGATTCTGGCTTTCAAGACGAGGAAGCATAACGCTCTGTCCATTACTTAAGACATAAGTTTCTTCTTCTTGGCGCCCGCGCCTACGAATTCTGGCATTATCTACAACAGAAAATTCATCAGCAAGTTCCTTACGGGTTGGGCCCATAGAAACCAACAATGCATCAATATCATCATAAGCACTCTTAACTGCAGCATTTACTGTATTAAGGTCAGGGGCTAAAGTGTTAATATCTCCTGCAGCCCTAGTAATAGCCAACTCTGCAGCACGGATTTCACCAGCAATCTTAGGGTCTTTTAATGTCTTAAGATATTGAACTCGGCGAATCAAACCATAAAGGGTTGGGACTTCTTCTCTTTGTAGACCAAACTCTCGCGCCCTTTGGCGCATTCTTCCTTCTAAGTTATTAATCAATCGTTCTGCCGCACGAAGGTCATCTGCTACTTGAGCAGCATTCTCTGCTTTAGTTGCTGGAGAGCGAGCACCAGTATTAACAAAAAACTCAACCCATTCGGCTACAGCGTTATCGACTATATCTACAGCCTTGTCATACTGTTGTGTCAACAAAGCATATTCTTCTTTAATAGCCTTGCGACGAGCAACGCTTTTAATGTTAGCCTTATTTACCAACTGATTAAATCTTTGTTTATTATTAAATAAAGTATTCTTAACAAAAGTTTCTGTGCTGTCAGTAATAAACTTAGAACCTTGCGACATAAGCGCTGCGTTAAATGGTTCAAAAATTGAGTTCTTAGGAATATATGCTGGACGAACTAATTGAGCAAATGAGAATATTCTGTTTCCGCCTTCAAAGAGAAAACGTAACATTTGCCTAGAAAATTCTTTTTTTGGTCCAAGTTTGCCAGCAACTTCTTCTGCTGAACGAACAATCTTGCCTACTGGAATCAATGGGGTAGAACTAGCAAGTTGGCGTTGAGTCTGTGGGTCAATAACGGTGCGAACACCGCTTGGGTCCATAGCAAAAGAATCACGACGAAGGTCAGAGTGATATCTAGTAAGGTTTTCTGAAAACTCATCAATGAATTGTTGAGCCTGAATACGGCCAAGACCCATTGTTGCTAAAGTATCAATTGCTACTTCTTTGTTTACCTGTTGAAAAAGTAGTTCTCTTTCTGCATCAGTTCTTGCTACTAAGACTTTATCAATAAGATTTCTGCGATACTCAGCAGCAGTAATCGTTGAACCGTTCTTAAGTTGTACTGCATTGGTACCACGAGCAAAAAGTGGGATATCATCTAGCCAAGCATTCAACTCTTCTATTGCATCTCCAGGTCTTAAACCTGAATGAGTTACAAATCCACGTGGAAGTTTACCGCCAACAAACTGAACTAGAGCAGTTGCAGCGCCTCCGCGCTTACCGCTTCCAATAAGAATCTGAGATATACCGCCTACATTACTGTAGTCACGAACCTCTGTCGCTGCAGCGAGTTCTTGTTTTCTTGTACGAACTTTGGCTACTGCTTCACGAACAATTGGAATTACTGGCTCAACTGGTTTGTATCCTTGACCAAGTACACGAGGTTGAGGTAAAAATGTTCCAGTTTGAACATCAAATTCATCACGTAAGAAAGCATTGAAGATACGCTCAGACTCTGGATTCTTAGCAATTGCATCATCAAATGCTTGGCTCCAGCGTTCACGAGCCTGATTATTATATGAACGATATGCGTTATTCTTCATAAATTCTGCAGATATTTCTGCTGCAGCATCTGATAAATACCACAAATCGTCAGCCTTCTTAGCCTGCATTAAGCGCTCTATTGCTGGGGCATAGCCTTTATCAGCAAGAAGAAGGTCACGAACAAAGTTAGGGTCTTCGGTTTCTTTAACCAAAGCCGCTAAACGAGGGTTGTTAGTGTGAGGCTTTAGAATCTTATTGATAAGAACAATGTCTTTTGTGTTAGCAAGATTAACTACATCGGTGCCAAACACAGTTGTTTCTCTGCCAGAGATTTGGTCATCTGCTAGTTTTTCTAATTTAGAAAGAGCATTTACATCATAAACATTAAGTTTATTGCTTAGGCCAGCGGCTCTTGCTGCAGCCTTGGCTGCTGAAAGGCTTATGCTTACTGAACCAATAATTGCTGCGTTTCCAATTAAAGCATCAGTAAAACCAGTAAGCCAGCGACCTGTAGTGTTATCAGTAAAATTAGCCTCAATATCTGCATCATTCCAAAGGTTAACGCGGTCAATATCTATTCCGCCATCTTCTAAAATAGCATCAGATATACCTGTAATGTGAAACGGATTTAAATATGATTTCGTAAGCGCTATACCAAGAGAAACATCTTTACTTCGATTATATGCAGTTTGGATATCACTAAACTGAATTCCTTTGCCGTAGGCATCATCCTCAAACAACGGACTTTCTGGGTCAGTTAATAACGCTGCTGTTGATATTGGACGCTTTACTAAAGGACTAAATACTTTTTCTTCTGTTTGTATTGCAATTTGTAACAATGGGTCATAGGGAACAGCAGCCTCTGCTGCGGTCTGCGCCGCATAATCAACCATACCATCTTTAAGAAAAGCATTTAAATCAGTACCAGACTCACGTGATACCTGAGATGCAAGACGAGTAGTTCCTATTTTTGCTCCAGCAGCAAGGGCAGCAGAGCCAGGGCCTGCGCCGATTTGCGTGCTAATAGCCTGAAAAGGAGCAGTAATTCCTTTACCAAGTTGCCCAGCAGCCTGACTTAATCCTTTTTTAACTGGCTCAGGAATAACACTAGCAACAGCCTTTGCGCCAGTTAAAACATCCCTAGTGTTTTGCTGTAGAGCCCTCTTAGCAATATTCCAAGGAGAAAGTCTATCGACAATTTTTTCCATAGCGTCTTTGTCGCCACCAAAAGATTTTCTAAAGTCACTCCAAAAAGACATTTAGAACTCCAAATATTCTGGGTTAAAAGTAGAAGGTTCTCCACCCTTAACATCTTCGTTGGTAATTTCTCTAATAAAATCATCTCTATCGGTAGGGCTTTGCCAAGGAATCATTGACAACATAAAAGCAATACCAAAGTTTTCGTAACCTAGTGAGTTGCCGAATTTGTCAAGATGGTCGAAGAATGTATTCTCCATCCATCTCATTATAATATCTCCCGCAGTAGCGCATTAACCATTCTTTTATAAGAATCTGGCGCTCCAGGCAATCGTGCTGCGTTAATTAAATCATTTCTATATCTTTGAATTAATTCAACGTTTTCAATTTGACGACTGTCAGGATTTAAACTCTTTGGAAGAGCCTCTTCTCCACGTCCATCACCAATAGGTGCACCATCAGAAATAGGTCTAAACTCAACTGGTTCAGAATCAAGAGGGTCGAGTGAACCTAAAAGTTCAGCAAGTCCCATTCCGCTAGGAACTTTTGATGCTGGATTGGCAGCATTCGCAGTTGTTGATACGTTGCCACCTTGACTAATTTGTTGTGCCACAGCAGTATTTTCTCCTTGAGGAAGTCCAGACATACGAAGTTGTGCAGCCTTTTCTGTTTTCTTTGCTGCAAACTTTCCTGATTGACCATTGCCACCATCACCAGAAACGCTCATAGGATTGTTTTGTGATGCAGTAGGGCGTAATCCTCCGCTTACCATTACTTCTCCTCTGGTGTATATGAATATTCTTCAGCGCTTTGTAGCATACCTTTGGCTAACCAAGGGTTCATATTGTCGCTAACATCTGTCATTAAATATCGAGTGCCTTCAAAATCTGACCACTCGCTTACCAATACCCAGCCAGTGCATATCTGGCTATCTGAATCCTCTAACTCTTCAGCAAGGATTCTCATTGCGTTATCTATAGCAGTATTAAATTTTTTCATTTATATTGAATCTCTTCGTAGAATGGAGGTGCTGAATAAGCACTTACCTTAGAGGCTATCTCCATCGCCTGCATAGGCTCTGCTCCTGCGTATAGAGCACCTAAGGCAAAAGAGCCTCCGCTGCCTATGGCATACATATTGTCTTCGTTCTTCATTACCGATAGGTCTTCGTCTATGTCGAAAAGTTCTCCACCGACTGATATCAAGAATTGAAATCTTGTCCCATCCTTTTTATCTTCATCAAAATTATAACCATTATCAGTTAGGCATTTGCGTAAAGATGGCATCACCTTAGTAATCATAAAGCGATAAATATCTTTTTTATCTTTTGTCGTAAACTGAGGTGGTACCCAAACATTCTGGGCTATATCGCAAGGGGCTACTTCGCCTGCTCCTGCTATTAGTAACGCCCCGCGTGATGATATCTTTTTCATCACCTTATGGGCATATATACGACCAGTATCGTCGGTAACACGACTGTCAGCAACAATTACGCTGTGGTCGTCATATTCAATGCCGATAATTGTTGTCACGTGTCCCCTCCTAAATTATCTTCGCCGAATACTTCTTACGCTTGCGTTTGCTTCACCAGCCCCTGATATGCTCGAAAGAAGACTTAGAATATCTGGAGCAGCCTCAGCAGGTGGTAATTCTACTGGTGCTTCACCAGGAAGAGCGCCTTCTGCTGGAGCGCCTAAGGGAGCAGGGGACGGTTGCTCAACCATTTGTTCGGTAGCCCCAGCAGAAGGAACTTGTTCTGCAGGTGCGAAGGTTGCCTCAATCGCATCTTCAAGAGATACGCCTTTTTGGCGAGCCTTAATTACTGCAGCAATCTTACGAACTACATCGCTAGCATCTCCGCCTTGTGTTGCCATAGCAGGAATTGCTTGAGTGTATGCAGTCAAAGAACCAAGCAAGGCTTGGCGCATATTCTCAACTTCAATCTTTTCTAATTCCTGTGTGACGTTAACCGTAAATGGAAGTTCACGCATAGCAAGGTCTTTGGAGATAAGTCCTCCACCTAGAGCCTGTAGCATAAAAATAAGCCCTTGGGCTGGATTTAAACCAGCAAGCATTCCATAACGAACATCGGCTGAATAATCACCCTTGATGTCTTTGGAAGGGTTATAGGTAATTTCATATGGCGAACCAGAATCAACGCCGCGGATTGTCTTAGCGTCTGGGAAAATTTTCTCGTCTACTTCAAAACAAATCTGAATAACGTCACGAAGAGCGCTAGCAAAGATTGCTTGAGCAGACTTAACTTGGGTATCAAAGGCACCCATAAGAGCCTGCACGCCTTGTCCTGTGACAACGGATGCATCAATGTTACCTGTACGTCCTTCAGGGTAACGTGCACCTACACGCATTTCTTGATTGAGCAATGTCTGCTCTGTGAATGCGCCTTGGGGTAAATTAAGTTCTACGCGACGAACGCCCGCTGGGTTGTTTGTGCGGATAACCGCATCGCCACCAAGCATAAGTTCTTGAACGTCAGAAGGAAGAACGATAGGAGCCTGTACAGATTTCTCTGCAGCCTCCATAGCAAGAAGTGCAAAACGGTTGCGTAGCAACTGAATACCAATGATGTCATCAAACTGACCACGCATTTCGCCATCAACAGATGGCTTACGTGCACAAACAATCATCATCTTACCTAAAGGATTCTTAGCCTGAGATAGAACTAGATTATCTTTTGTAGGTAAGTAGACAACTGATTGCTCTTGGTCGTAGTAGCGAATCATATCAACCTGTTGAGTTAAACTCTGCTCATAGCGAAGTTTGCCGAGCAGTTGATACTCAAATTCAGGGAACAAGGAAACGAGTTCGCCTAGCGTCATTGTATAGCGTTTTGCAAAAGCAACGCAACGTCCGTAGCGGTCAAACTCAGGGTAAGCCCCTATTGGATTTTCTAGGCGTATGCGCGGCAGTTTTGCTTCTTCATCCAATTCAATTACGAACGGGAGGAATCCATATGTTAAGTACCAGTCTGCTCCTTGATACATCTGTACAGATAAATCTGAATGAGCAAAATAGTTAGAGGCAATGCGAGTGCGAGAATCAGCAAATTTGCGAGCACGGTCAGAAACCGAATTCGCCGCGTTACAGTTAACTGCTGGTAGTGGCGCCATAACCTCTGATAGGTCTCGCGCAACAATATCAACAAAATTTGCAACGACATTGGCATCTACCCCATCTGGAAAGAAGTCAGGGTATACGCTAGCAATTTGTCCTTTGCGTACAGCAAGGACGTCAAGGTTACGAGCATCCCTGTCTGAGGCGCGGTAGCGAAGAGACTCAACCCTTGCTGCTACCTGTTCAATTGATAGTGCCATAGATTCCTATCCGTATGTATCTTGCCATTGCTCTGCAAAGGCATCATCTAAATTAATTGAGAATCTTCTCTCGGTTTGTGCTCTAGTCGACCAGCGATTTTGAACCCAACGTTGTTGTGAAGTATTCTTTTGCATCATCTCACGTATGCGGATGACGGCAAACCATAAAGCCATAACGCAGTCTGTAGGGTTCTTAGTGTCAGGCTTCCAAGTAATCAATTGCTGCACTAAAGCCTTAAGACCTTCACTACCTTCGTTACTTGGTAGTTCTATTAAGTTGTTATCCTGGAATCTTCCATCTCGTAGAGAGCCAAAGAGACCCGCCATAGAAGCCACACCAAAGTTAGTATCCCACTTATTCTTACCAGTGAAATGAGAGTTGAGTTGGCAGCCATACATCGAGAGCCAGTTGCGCAAGTCGTCATCGAGTGCGTAGGCTTTCTGGTGTGCGTTGATTTCAATTCGTAATTCCTGTGGCTTGTAGCGTTCTACCCAATCTTCGATAAGAGTGCGAATCTTTGCAGGGGTTGGGTCTGTCATATTTACGCAATCAAGAACGTAAATCATAGAATCAACCTTGTTATAAGTTGCAATAACGGCTGCGGTATTACCAGTCATAGCAGGGTCTAGCCCT